TAAAACTCTGGTCTAATCATTTTCTTAGCATATCGTGTCATTACACCTTTTCTTGGTGTGAAGTCACTTGGGTCATACACTAGAGGAGTCATAATCAATGGAACATATGGAGCATATACTGCACCTGTTTCAAGGAAGTTTGAACCTCTAAATCCAACTAAGATAACATTCTCAGTCATATATGGATTTTTGTACACTTGGAATCTATTTTGTAGAGCTCCAATTTGTGAAACACCCATAGCGAATTGAGCTTGATTACCATCAGTTGCTGCTGCGTATCCAGGTATTGACTCTAGAATTGTTGCTACTTTCGGAGATACAACACAGAAGTTAGCACCACCTCTTAGAGTTAATTGATGAATAGTATTTGACACTTTTTGAATTTTTTCAACTAGTGTTTGATACCATTCGAACCTAGTATAAGCTAAGTCACCTGTATTTGCTGCTATTGCAGAAGTAAATGCTGTAGAAGCTGAATCATACACATTACCTACTTTTGCTGACCAGTACTCAGTTGTTACAGCATCATTTAACAACATATCAAGTATTTCTAAATCAATTTCCATTGAAATATACTCACTTAACATTGATGTTAATTCTGCTTCAGCATCAACTGAATGATAAGCATTTAGGTCTTGTGCTAATTCAGGAGTCCATACAGCTTTTAGTTTTCTTGTTTTAGCAACAATAGGTCTACTTCTTAGTTTCAAGTCAACTTCTGGTATGTTCAATGAATCATTAGTAGCGTTACCACCTTTATCTTCAAAATCACCTCTTGATGACTCTGTATTAGATACGATTGGTTTAACGGTAATTGAACCAGTTGCATTGTTCAATAATGTTCCATCACTATCTTGTAGAATAGTTGAGAATGTACCTGGAGATGTATCATCACCAGAAACGGTTC